ACCCACCCTATGCTGCAGACCGAGGAGATCCTGCAGCTGGTCGAACGTGGCGTGCCGGTCTGGCAGATGCTCGCGGACGTCACCGGGAAGAATGCCGCTGAACTGCAGGAACTGGCCAGCAAGGGCAAACTGGGCCGCGACGTCATCAAGCAACTGGTGGCCGAGATCGGCAAAAGCGCGGACGGTGCTGCCACGGCCAACATGCGCCGGCTCAGCGGCATCATGTCCAACCTGGCCGATACCGCCACCGACTTCTACAACCGCATCGCCAATGCCGGCGCGCTGGAGTATGTGAAGGGCCGGCTGATGGAGTTGGCCGAGACCATCGACCAGATGGACAAGGATGGTCGACTCGATGCGCTGGCCACCTCGCTGAGCAACGCATTCATCCAGGGTGCGCAGTGGGTCGAAAACTTCGCATCAAAGCTGCTGACAGTCGACTTCGCCAAGCTGACCACCGACAGCAGCAACTGGCTGAACAGCTTCGGTAGCCATCTTGATGCTGCTGCCCAGCGTGTCCAGCTGTTTGTCGCGCCGTTCCGCACGTTGTTCAACGGCCTTACGGCGGGTCTGTCGGGATTCGCCGCGCTCATCACCAGCAAGATGAGCGAGATACTTGGCGCGGTGGGTAAGGTGGCCGAGTACCTGCCGAACATGCTCGGCGGCGAAAAGCTTCGTGCTGCGGTTGCCGATGCGCGTGGCGTCCTCGATGGGCTGACAAAGGGCTTCCGTGAGCAGGTCGAGCAGGACGGCAAAGACATTGTCGCCGCCTGGACCACCACCACCGAAACGGTGAAAACCAAAGCCGCCGAGCAAACCGCTGCGGTCAAGCAAGAGGCCGACGACCAGTTCGAGCACATCGTCCAGCGCGTCACGGACATGAACAACGCGCTCGCACAGATCGATGCGGCCGAGGGTGCCGCCCAGCTCAAGCAGTTGGGCGAGGAGATGTACAAGGCCTACCAGCGCGGCGACCTGAGCCAACAGCAGTTCGCCAGCGGGATGGCGATCGTTCACGCGCGGCTCAAAGAGTTGGGGGCTGCTGCCGGAGGTGCCGCTGGGCTGGTTTCCGACCTGGAAGACAAGCTGGGTGATCTCTCCAAGGTTCAGGCGGCTATCAGCGCGGCGAAGACCGATGTCGACATCAACAACATCCGCACCGCGCTGAAGAAGCTCTACGGCGACGGGGAGATCACCGCAGCCCAGTACAACGAGGAGCTGAAGAAAGCCGCTGATCGGCAGCGTGAGCTGAAGGGCGCTATCGACGATGGTGCTGCGACACAGGCGAAGAAGAACGCCGCCGACAAGGAAGCCATCAAGACCAGCGCCGACCTGCGCGTCGAATCCGGCAAACGCATGGAAGCCGAGCGCCGCGCTGGCGACCAGGCCATGCAGGATCGGCGGCGCGGCAGCGAGGAAGCTCAGCGCGACATGGGCGCCATGGAGGACTTCTTCGGCGGCGTGATGACGCGCGCTCGCGAGCCTCTGGCGGCGATGAGCGATGCGGCGCTGGAGGCGTTCGACCGGCTCAATGGCCTCAGCACCGCCAACATCGAGATGGACACCAGCAGCCTGGACGCCACGACCAGCTCGCTGCGGCGGGCGACCGAAGCGCTGGGTGAGATGCAGGCCGCTGCAAACACGGTCGGCATGAGCACCTTGGGTCGGTGGATGACGCAGACGCAGCTGCAAAGCCAGCAGCTGCAGATCCAGTTCCTCGGGCAGAAAGCGCGCCTGCAGAGCCTGATGGAAGGCTATGAGGACGGCAGCATCACGGTGCAGCAGTTCGTTCGGCGTGCCAGTTCGGCGCGGCATGCGATGAGCCTGCTCAACGACTCGGATTTGCGCACGCTGGAAAGCGCGATCCAGGCCGCGAAGGACCGCATGGAGCAGATGGCCAACTCCACCCGTTCCACGCTGGAGGGCTTGCAGGACGAGCTGGACAACCTGCAAGGGCGCACCGAGGACATCGAGCGGCGCCGATTTGCCAGCCGCCGGCGGGAGCTGGAGGCGCAGATGGCGGAGGCCAATGCCCAGGGCGACAGCCAGGCGGTGGCCAACGCCGCGCGGGCCCTTGGCATGCTTCGGCAGATCGAGTCCGAAACGGCGCAACAACGCCAGCGGGAAGAGCAGCAGAAGCGCATCGATGCTCAGCAACAGCCGCAAGGTACTGCGCCGCAGCAGGCCCAGGCGCCTGGCAAGGTGATCCGCCTGGAGGTGCCGGGCCGGCAAGCTGTCGATGTGGCGGTGAGTAGTGACACTGACGAAACCAACCTGCTCGGCATCCTCGAGCAGGCCGGGCTGAGGGCTCTGTAATGGCGTTGACCCTGGATAGCGTGGACCTGGCGGACGATCCCGACCTGGGCGGCGACCAGCTGCAGTGGATTGATGAATGGGAATGGGACCCGGTCGAGCAGGAGCAGGAGCGCAGCCTGAGCGGGGCGCTGATCATCCAGGAGGGCGTGAAGCTTTACGGGCGCCCGATCACCCTCAGCAGCAACGGCGGTGCCTGGTTCACCCTGGCCAAGGTGCGCGAACTGGAGGCGCTGGCGGCAGCGGCGGGGCGGGTAATGTTGCTGACCCTGCCGACCGGCGCCACGCATCACGTGACCTGGAACCGCGTCGCTGGCCCTGCTGTGCAGGCCGCGCCCCTGTTCCGCCGGGTAGCCCCGTCGCCCGACTGGCTGCACGAGCTGACCCTGCGGCTGATCACCGTGGCCCCGCCGCCCGACCCTGAACCCCAACCAGATCCCGAACCCTGACCAGCCCGCCCCGTGCGGGCTTTTTGTTGCCTGGAGATTCATGGCATGACGATCAACGTCACCGATGTGAAGCTGCTCAAGAGCCAGCGCCTGACCGATGAAGATGACGGCGGTGGCCGTGCCACCGGCAATGCCGTGGTATCCGGCGAGGTCAACAACGTATTCCCCGACATCAGCCGGCTCGACCGTACCACCGGCCGCATCAACCTGCGCAAGCTGTACGGCGGGCCGATGACGCAGAACGCCGATGCCTACCTGGGCGCGCATGCCATCGTCACCAAGGCGCCGGCGGACCCGCGCGTGAGCGTGCTGCTGTTCAACACCGGCAGCCAGACCGATGAGCGCCGCGACGCCCGCAATGCCATCGAGAGCTACGTCGCGGCGGCCACGACTGCGCAGTTCGATCTGCTGGGTACCCAGCTGGCCGGGCAGCGTGCGATCGCTTGCGTGCAGCGCGAGGAACAGCGCGTGCCGGAAATCGGCGACGTGTACCAGCTTGTGACCGCTACCGCCTCGCAGTACGTGCGCCTGACCGGTGTGGACGCCAGCCTGGAGCAGTTCACCTACGACTACGGCAACGGCAACTTCGTTAACTTCACCCGCCGCCGGCTCGATCTCTCGATCAGTGCGCCGCTGCTCAGCGAGTACCCGGGCGGCCAGGTCACACCGGCCGGCACCGCGGCTACCGCCCTGGATGGCAAGGCCAAGGCGCGGGTGCTCAGCACCCAGGTAGCGGACGCGGCCCGTTACTACGGCATCAGCCCGCTGGCCGAGGCCATTGCGGCCGGCTCGCTCAACCTGCGCGTGCAGTCGGTGTACAGCCAACTGGTGCCCAGCACCACCAAGGAATCAGCGCTGGTCGACGTGCTGGGCGGTTACCAGCGGCAGCTCTACCTGCCGGCCGGGCCGGCGCGCTCGGTGAACCTGACCGTTGCCGCCGGTGCGGTGTCGGGCGAGTCGCGCACCTTCCTGGGGACCGGCTGTGCGCCGGGAACGCTGAGCATCACCGCCAACGGTGGCACCTTCGCCGACGACAACAAGGGCGGCTTGCGCTTTGTGTCCGGTAGCAACTGGATCAGCTCGGGGCGTGTGGACTACCAGACGGGTGAGGTGACCCTGGTGCGCACCGGTACCAGCTGGGCCGGCTCGGCCACCGGTAGCTACCGCCCGGGCGCGGCGGCAACCGGCGATACCATCACCGGCGAGCTGGAGATCAGCCTGGGCAACCGTGGCTACGTGTACACGCTGAACCTGGCCGACGCCATTCCGCGTGCCGGCACGCTGTCCGTCAGCTACATGGCGCTGGGCAAGTGGTACGAGCTGCGGGACATGGGCGACGGCCTCCTGACTGGCGAAGGCGCGGGCACCATCAGCCTGGCCACAGGCTCGGTGTCGCTCACCCTCAATGCATTGCCCGGTTCCGGC